CAATGTAATATTGTCCTTGTTTATGTAGAATATGACAAGACTGGTAAAGAACTTTTTCTTTACGAGATGATACTCCAATTCGTGTTAATGTTTCACGAACTTTAAGAAAATCATCTGGTTCATTGAAAACAATTTCAATGAACTTACTCAAATCAACCATTTTACTTCCTCAATCCACCGATGTCGGTTTGTTCTTTTAATTTTTGGATTTGTTCTTTGCTAAGCAAGCGGACGGCTTCACGAGCCTTTGATTCAGAGAAACCAAAGATTTGCTTTATACATTCTAAATCTTCACTTTTCTCAGCTTTAACCCACTTGGCAAATGGTCTCTTTTGTGACCTGACTATATTTAGTAAAAAATCATTCTGCAACTTCTTATCAATCTGATGGTAACGATTCATTTCGTTTGCATAGAATATACAGTCTTTATGATATGATAGACTTCGGTTGACCAAGAATGGTGCATAAGATTTCTCTGTCAACTCATCAACGATTAACTTCTTTTTATTCTGTAATATAGCATTTACATAATCAAACGGACTCATTTATTCTCGCTTTCAACTTCTATCCATGTGTGGTCACCTAATGACTTAACAGCACATATATATTCGTAATCAAAGGGTGGTCCAGAAATCCAAGATTTTGGGCCATTAATACTTAATATATTTCTTTGTGTTCTTTTGTGATAAATTAACCAATATGTTTGCCCATGAACTACTTGAAACTCATAGTGAGCATCATAAATCATATCAGTTAAATCTAATCTTTTTTTGATTTGGTCGGCTTGCTTTCTTAGCACATTGACCAATTCCATAATTCTATCATATTCTTGCTGGGCGCTCAATCGTGCAATATTGAGCATGTGGTCTTTTTGTGATTTGACTGGAACTAATTCAAACTTGGGTGAACCAACATCCATTGGATATGGTAGACTGTTTCTTTTAGCTGGATCTTCATCTTCAAACCGCATAATCTTCTATTGTTTTTCTTTTGGTAACAACAAAACTATTATTTGGGATTTTTGGTATCCACTCTGACATACACTTAGCCTGTTTCGTTGATTTTAATATAATTAAATCTTTTTCACCACACATATAGTCATCATTTTTACCATTTTTACCACCTTGTTGCCTACCAAATACTGAATCATCACCATTGATATGTTGAATAAAATCACTCTTTTCCATGTAGAGAAATAATGAATATTCTTCTGGCATCTTTATAAAACAAAATATAATTCTTTCCCAATCTTTATGTGTTGCAACATGATTAATAACACCATCTAAGCTAAATTTTATTTCAGTTTTAATACCATCAACAAGACAATCGTGTCCAGTATTTTTTCGTTTTGTGATTTGATGTCCTTTTAAAGTTAACCATTTTTTAATAAAATTCTCACCAAATTCACCTTTAGAGTGTGCGTCTAAAATATAATATTTTTCAAATAGAGTATTCATCCATTTTTTATTTTTATTTTCAATTGATAAGATTTTATTTGATAAGAATTCTTCTAATTCACCATCAACTAATAATGAATGAAACATTAATTATACTCACAGTTAGCCATCAATTCAGTTAAACAGGCGACCAAATTGATTTCAGTATCAGCTACAAATGCGTTCTTGTATTGATAGTCTGCAATAATTAAAACAGCTTGTGGTATTGAATGTGGTTTCATAAAGTCATATAATGAATCATAGATTTGACGAAACACACTATTAGAATCTAAATCACTTGTCGCCACCCATTTACGAATTGCACCAAAGTCTTTAGCTTTAATATGCTTTACAATTTCTTGTAATTGAATGTTACCTATTTGTGCGAGAATACCTACATCAATCTTACCAAATTGTGAGTATCTTTGTAACTCATTTAATACTCTACGAAAATCTGGAAAGTGTTTCTTGACCAACTCTACAATTACTTTATCATCAAATTCAACCTTTTCAGTTTGAAGGACGCTCTGTAATCGTTTGAAAAATTGAGATGCCATAGAAGCCTTCTCATCGTTCTTGAGACCAAAATCAATGACAGCACATCTTGAATGAAGTGGTTCAATGATTCTTGTTTTGTAATTACATGTAAAGATGAAAGAACAATTGATGGCAAATTCTTCAATTGCATTACGAAGAGCTGGTTGAGTTGAGTTTGGATTGAGATAATCTGCTTCGTCTATGATGATGACCTTACGGCCACCGGATAATGACATTGATGAGGCGTAGTTTTTGATTTTGGTTCTGAATGTGTCAATGCCTGATTCGTCTGAACCATTAATGACCATATAATCACAACCGATTTCTTCACACATCGCCTTAGCTACAGTTGTTTTACCAACACCTGCACCACCAGCCAAGAGAAGATTGGGGATATTACTTTGATTGACATACTCCTGAAACGGCTTTTTCAACCGTTCAGGCAGTATGCAGTCTTCTATCTTTTTAGGCCTGTATTTTTCAGTCCAGAGGAGATGTTCAATATTCATAATAAATCACTTTCAAATAATAAAAAAATATAAATATGTGTAGGTCACGGAATTAGGGTTCCTACCTACTCTAACATTGTAAAGGAATGCCAGCATGTATATTTATCAAATCACAAATACTATTAATTCTGAATTCTATATTGGTAAAACCAAAGATACCATTGAAACTAGATTCTATCATCATAAGTATAACTCAATTCATAAAAAAAGTCAAGCTTATTTACATCGTGCTATTAGGAAATATGGTAAAGATAATTTCATAATAGAATGTATTGATACCGCTAAAAATTTAAAAGAATTAAACAATAAAGAGATTTTGTGGATAAAACAATTAAACCCAAAATATAATATGACCAAAGGTGGAGACGGTGGTGACACTTCTCATTCTCCAAATTATAAACTAGCTATAAAAAATAGAGACCAGTTTGGTTCAAAAAATGGTATGTATGGAAGGAAAAGACCAGATACCGCAAAATATCTATTAGAAGCTAAAGATAAAATGTTAAAAGCAAATCAATGTCCAGTAATATGTGAAAATATCAAGTATTCTTCAATCAATGAAGCTCAAATTGCTTATCCTGGAATCAGTATCAGAAAAAGACTTGATAGTCCAAAACATCCAAATTTCTATCGTTTAAGACCAAAAACTATACGACATCTTCATTCAAACGAGCAATCACATCAAGGTAAGCATCTGTAACTTGCCATGTATTACCATTTACACTAAAAATGTGTGTCAATACTTCTTCTTCACCGCTTTCGGGATTAATAGATTTAGATTCAAACACAGACATGACATGTGCTGGGTTAATTGCAATTGATTCTGAAGCGTTACCTTTGAAAGCATTTTGAAATAATTTTACTGCCATGATTAATTGCCCTTCTCAAATTTAGAACCTTGTTCAGTTGAAATCCAATATTGTAATGAAATGTTTTTGTGTTTGAAGTGAGAGATACCTTGAGAAGTAATCTTAACATCATAACTGCCATTCAATAGTTTAGTTAGGTTCTCTGTTTTAAATATCATACGATACTTATTGCCATCACCTTTACCAATCTCAAGAGCATCGGTATGAGCTGCATCGTTTTGTGAATCTAAAGTAACAATACTTATTGATGAACCATCAGATTCAATTGCGATTTGTGGTGAGGTCAATACTGCAGCTGCTTTCATAATCCAATCAAAATCAGATTCAGATAATTCTAATGAGATTTCACATTCGGGTAATGTAATACCTTTTTCTGGTGGAGTAACAAGCATAGTTGGTTCACAGAAGCGATATTTAATTTTACTACGGCCTCCATTACCAACAATCACCACATGTTTATCACTAAACTCAAATGATGGGTCATCTTTGTGTAAAGATACCACAGATAAGAAGTTGTTTAAGTCATACACGCCAAAGTCGGCAGGAATTTCTTCACTAATATCTACTTGAGCTAGAATATTTTTATGTGAAGAAACTGTTTTGAGAGTTTTGCCTTTTCTAAAATGGATACCAGGATTAATGGCACCAAAATTCTTGAGTAAAGCAAATGTTTCGTTGGATAATTTCATATAATTTCACCTTTTCTAATAATAACAAAATCATTATACATCATTTTTTAATAAATTGCAATAGGTCATCTACTTGTTTGCCTAAGTCTTCTAAAGTGCCATTGTTTTCTATTACATAATCAAACTTTGAACCCACCCAATCTGTTTCTGATTGGTGAATACCCCTTCGTTTTAACCTTTCTTTCGCTAATGCCCATCCAATATATCGGTCACCTTTATTGAATGTAATAGCATCTTGATACCAATCTGGTTCAGGCCCTCGTTTAACACGAACAATGATGCCATTATTCTTATGAATAAACTTAAACTCATTCTTGAAGCGAACATCTGTGATAACCACATTCTTACCATCTGCTCGTTTCAATAATGAATTGACCCAAATATCTTTATGAAAAACATTACGACCCGCTTCGGTTCCTAATAATTGGAGTGCCAATCTAGGAGAAAACTTCTTACCTATCTTCTCACTCCAAAATTCATCAGGTTGTTCCCGCCATTGTCTGGAATCCTCGGTATCACCTTCAAGTAAATCACGAGGCCATCCAAACATAGCAGAGCAGGCATCTTTCAATGGTTTTGCGAAACTATCTTTGACAAAACCTTTTTGTTCTAGTAAATCACCAACGGTGCCTTTACCACAACCAATGAAACCTACCACACCGATAAGCATTATAACTTACCAGTGTATTGTGCAACTTTAGGCATATCTCCCGTAAAGGCATATGTACCGATATGCTGTGTTTTCATCCATGGGCATAAGAAGATTTGACCACCAATCTTACGCCACATTTGGCAAAACATATAATCTTCTGATAGATATCGTTCTGTTCCGCCACCAGTAATTGAATCTTTACTATCAATCACAGTATCAAAGTAAGCGTGAATGTAACGAGAACCATCAAAGTTAGCCTGTCCAACATGGTCTGGTTTATACTTGATATCAGGAAATGATTCTTGCATTTTTTCAAACACACGGCGTTTCACCATCATATGTCCAGTACCAATCTCTAATACTTCTAATGGGTCTGTTACTTGAAATTGTGATGTGCCTTTTACAACATTAAACACATACTCACCAACCAATGTTTCTAATTCTTTTGGTTCCATATCAGGATGGTTTCTTGCAGCTTGTGCTACATTGGCCCAATTGATAGATTTTTTAGGGTAAGGACCACCAATAACATCTTTATCTAATGCCATTAAAGCGATGATGTCTTGTGGTGAATAATGAATATCTGAATCAATGAATAGTAGGTGTGTAAAACCTGAGCGTAAGAATTCATCTACTAGATAATTTCTTGCTCGTGTGATGAGTGATTCGTTGAATAGGAATGAAAACTTCGTTTCAATCCCATATTTTGACATTGTTGTTTGAAGGTCTAAACATGATTTGATGTATAGGCCATGTGCCATGCCACCATACATTGGTGTTGCCACAAACAACTTATTCTTTTTTAATTCTTCAATTTTAACTTGAATTTCCATGATAAGCCCATTTCAATAATAAAAAAAAGGTGTGACACCTATATGTATCACACCTTTCTCGTGGATCCTAAACTATTTTAGGCAAATGCTCTTTCACCTTGTTGGCGAATAGCGGCAATACCAGCTGCAACCATACGCTTTGTTGGTGAACCTAAACGGTAAAATGAAACTTTATCACCGTTTGAGTTAGTGCGTGTGTTTAAATAGATAGCATGACCATCATTACGCAAATCATTAATTGTTGCTGTTGGATTTGCAACACCAAAAACTGATTGCATTTTAGCAACTGTTAATGTGTTATAGCCGCTATCTTTTGAAAGATACGCAAGGATTTTAGACTTCACAGAATTAGATTGTCTTTTTGACATCGTGTTTTCTCCATAATATGAATCACTCTTTTTTAAAACTGGTTGAGAGGTGATCCTTCTC